ATACTAAATACCTGTCAATTACAATCTGCAAAGGGGGAACTAAAAGTAGACCATAAAGTTATGGTTGAATCTAATTTTCAAACAAAATTGATTGAACTATTAAAATCAACCGATGATAAGAGAAATCTTTTCCTAAATATCAGACAAGCAGTTGCAGATAATAAACTTAATGATTATTCAGAAATGTACACAATGTTGTATGAAAAAGTTGATGAATATGCAGCGGGTAATACTGCAAATGTAATTTTAACAATCGCAGATGGTATATCAAAAGATGCACTTGTTGTAGATAAGGAGATAGTATTTATGAGTACAATTATTCAAATTTTAAATATAATAAAATGAGTCAAGAACAAAATCAATTACCACTTAACGTATCTCTAAATGATGCAAGAGATTTGGAATGCGAATGTGGTAGTAAGGTATTTATGCCTGGATATAGATTTAAGAAATTTTCTAGGTTATTAACAGGTCAACCAAAAGATACAGTATTACCGGTTGAATTGTATTTGTGCACCCAATGCGGAAAAGCACTTCAAGAATTACTTCCAGAAGAACTTAAAGATAAAACAACAATCATTGAATAATGGCAGCTAAAAAGTTATTTGATCACATAAGAGCTATAACAAATGAGCAAGACCCAAATTACTTTACAAATCTATCGGAAGAAGATTTGAAGAGCTGGAGTAACTTTATGATTAATAGATTTCTATCTATGAAGCCTGAATGGGTTGAGTTAATTGCTACAATACTACCACTTACACAAACACTAGAACCGGCAGAAATGTATAAGTTATATATCAACATCATTCCAAAAGGTAATCACTTTTTGAAATATACAAAAGGAAAATCAGAAGAAAAATATGAAGAATTTGTTGTTGATTTGATAAAAAATGAGTATCTTTGTTCGGAGAGACAAGCAAATGAATATCTTGAAGTTTTATACTCTACAAGAGAAGGTAGAGAAAATATCAAGTATATTTGTGAAAAGTATGGTGTAGATAAAAAACAAATAACAAAACTTAAATTAAAGTTATAGTGGCAAGAGTATCGTTTTCGCAATATAGTATGTGGAGTTCGTGTCCGCAACAATACAAGTTAAGTTATATAGATGAACTTGCTACAGGCGGTTCAAACATACATGCTATATTCGGAACGGCAATGCATGAAACTTTACAAGAGTATTTAGACAAGTGTTTAAGGATTTCAAAATCACAGGCAGATAAACTTATCAATTTGAAAGAAACTCTCAAATCAAAAATGAGAGAACAATACATAAAAGAGTCAACCAATTCTGAAACCGAAATATGTTCAAAAGAAGAACTTGTTGAGTTTTTAGAAGATGGTAATGTTTTATTGGATTGGTTTCAAAAATCAAAAAATTTTAATAAATTCTTTTCATTAAAGCATGATGAATTGGTTGCTATTGAACAACCGATAAATACCAAAATTGCAGATAATGTTAACTTTTTAGGATTTATAGATTTGGTTATCAAAGATACTTTTACGGGTAAATATAAAATAATAGATTTCAAAACTTCTACTAGAGGTTGGAGTGATTATCAAAAAAAGGATCCAGTAAAGAATGCACAAATACTTTTATACAAAAAATTTTATGCAGAAATGCTGAACATATCGGTTGATATGATTGATGTTGAATTTATTATCTTAAAAAGAAAAGTACAGATAAGAGAAGATATGCCAACTCATAGAATATCCAGACACGTTCCTGCAAATGGCAAACCATCGGTGAATAAAGCCTGGAGTAGTTTTAAGGAGTTTGTAGAGACTGTATTTGATAATGAAGGTAAGTATAGAGTAGACATAGAATATGTTAAAAAACCATCCAAACTTTGCGAATGGTGTGAGTTCTATGAAAGAGGAATATGTGATGGAAAAAAGTAAAACAATAATAATTATTTATAAAAAGTTATGGCTAAAAAGAAAATTCTGTTACTATCAGATGATTTAAGAATGACTAGTGGTATTGCCACAGTTTCCAAACAATTAGTATTAGGTACCGTTGATAAATACGATTGGGTTCAATTAGGAGCGGCAATCAAACATCCAGAAATGGGTAAAGTATTGGATGTATCTTCCGATGTGAAAGAAAAAACAGGAGTAGAAGATGCATCAGTAAAAATATATCCTTTTGATGGATATGGTAATCCTGATACAATTAGACAATTAATAAACATAGAAAAGCCTGATGCAATTTTACATTTCACCGATCCTAGATATTGGATTTGGTTGTATGAAATGGCACATGAAATTAGACAATCCATTCCTTTATTCTTTTATCATATTTGGGATGATTTACCAGATCCAAAATACAATAGAGATTACTATGAAAGTTGTGATTGGATAGGATGTATTTCAAAACAAACATATGGTATTACTAAAAGAGTTTGGGGATGGGATAAAGAACAGTATTGGAAAAAACCAGAAGATTGGCAAGTATCATATGTTCCACATGGTATAAATGATGAATATTTTAAACCAGTAGATAACATACCAAAAGAATTTGTAGATAGTGTGTTTGATGGTAAAAAATATGATTTCGTATTATATTGGAATAATAGAAATATTAGAAGAAAACAACCAATAGATGCTCTATTAGGATTTGAAGAATTTAGAAAAGGACTTCCTGAAAAGGATAGAGATAAAGTTTGTATGTTAATGCACACTTCACCTGTTGATGAAAATGGAACCGACTTAAGTAAGTTCATAGAACATTGTATGCCTGATGCAAATATCATTTTTACAAAAGGTAGATTTAGTGAAGAAGGATTAAATTGGTTATATAATTTGGCAGATGTTACAATTAATTTAGCATCTAATGAAGGATTTGGATTAGCAACTGCGGAAAGTGTAATGGCAGGAACACCTATAATTGTAAATGTGACAGGTGGTATGCAAGACCAATGTGGGTTCAGAGATAAAAAAACAAAAAAGTTATTAACAGCAGATGATTATGTTAAAATTGGTTCTTTACATCATAGAAAATTAAAAGATACTGTCACATTTGGTGAGTGGGTAAAACCAATCTGGCCAGTTCGTTCAACTACCGGGTCAGTTCCAACACCATACATTTTTGATGATAGAGTAGATTTTGAAGATGTGGCACCATTGATTAGAGAGTTTTATGATATGGGTAGGGAAAAAAGAAAAAAAGCGGGTTTGAAGGGAAGAGAGTGGATGTTGAATGATGGAAAACTTGGAGTAAAATATATGTGTCAATCATTGGTAGATGGAATGGAGACAGCATTTACAAATTGGAAACCAATAAAAAAATATCAGTTAATAAAATTATAATATGAAACCAACATTAATATTTCAGGCACCTGTAGCAACGAGAAGTGGGTATGGTGACCACGCAAGAGATTTATTACACTCATTATATAAATTGGATAAATTTGATATAAAAGTTATTAGTACAAGATGGGGAAATACTCCAATGGATGCACTAAACTATTCGGATGAATTTCACAAATGGATTGTTGATAACATAACTACAAATGTAGCTGAAAAGCCAGATATTTATATGCAAGTTACAGTTCCAAACGAATTCCAAGCAATGGGACATTACAATATTGGAATTACCGCTGGTATAGAAACTACTGCGTGTGCATTAGATTGGATACATGGTTGTAATAGAATGGATTTAATTATAGCACCATCAGAACATGCAAAAATTAGTTTAGCCGGAACTGTATATAACGAAGCAGATAGGAGAACGAATCAAATAATAAAAGAGCACAAAGTAGAAAAACCAGTAGAGGTTTTATTTGAGGGATTTGATGAGAAATTTTTTGGAACAAAAGATGTATCGGAAATAACAGAATTAAATCAAATTAAAGAAAACTTTTGTTTTCTATTCGTAGGACATTGGTTGCAAGGAAATTTAGGAGAAGATAGAAAGAATGTTGGTATGATGATTAAAACATTTGCAATGGCTTTCAAAAATGAAAAAGAAAAGCCTGCATTGATATTGAAAACATCATCTGCAACTTTTAGTGTATTGGATAGAGAAAAAATAGTTGCAAAAATAAAAGATGCATTGGGTAGTGATTATGGAAAAGTTCCTGTTTATTTACTTCATGGTGATATGGGATTTGATGGTATTAATGGATTATATAATCACCCAAAAGTAAAAGCAATGATAAACTTTACAAAAGGTGAAGGGTTTGGAAGACCTCTTTTGGAATTTAGTTTGACAGGAAAACCTGTAATAGTTTCTAATTGGAGTGGGCATATTGATTTTCTAAAAGAAGGTGCAGTATTGTTGGAAGGTGAATTAAAAGAAGTTCACGAATCTGCAGCAGATCAATTTCTATTGAAAGAAGCAAAATGGTTTAATGTAAACATATCAAAGGCAGTATCAGTTGTAAAAGATGTTTATTCAAATTATGATAAATATAAAACCGCAGCAATCAAATTGGCAAAGCAAAACAAAGAAAATTTTAGTTTGTCAAAAATGACAGAATTGTTTGATATCATTTTGAACAAGTATGGTATTTATAGTAAGATGCAACCTAAATTTCAAAAATTGCAATTACCAAAATTAAAGATGCTAAATAAGTAAAATGCCATCAAATAGAAATTATATAAAACAATATCAAAAATGGATTGAAGAATATGGTCCTGGTGGTAAATTTAAAAAAGGTAAGTTTTATTTAATAAGTGAATACATAAATGTTGATGGAGAGAAAAAAAAGTATAGCTTCTATGAAAGTCCAATAATTTTCACATTATACATATCAGATAAAGATGATATCATACATTGTTTAAAAATAACGGATATCAACCCAAACATACTTAAAAAGTTTTTTGATAAACTAATTGATGTAGAAAAAGAAAAAATAGTAGTATCTGGAGGAGCAAGACAATTTTATACTAAGTATTTAATGAATGTACCTGGTATAAATAATAAAATTTATAGAACATATAAACTAAGTGGTGTAAAAAAATACTATGATTTGGATATGAATGTTACAAAGTTGATAACAAAAATTAGTAATAAAGATACATACAAAACAAGAGTAAAACAAATAAAAGTTGAAAGAGAAGACCAATGACGCCTTATGAATTTGTAATATGGATGAGAGGATTTGTAGCTGCATCTAATCATTGGAATCTAACTCCAAAGGCATGGGATGAAGTAAAAGAAACTCTAATGTTAGTTTCGGATGATAAAATAAAAAATGAAGAAAATGAAAGTAAGTTACGCAGTGACGGTTTGTAATGAATTTGAAGAAATAATAAAACTTTTAACTCAATTATTAAACTACAAAGGAGAAAACTCAGAAATAGTAGTATTATTGGATATGCCAAAAGCATCCGAAGAACTTATTGAGTATTTAGAATTACAAGCAAAGGCAGACAAAATAAATCTAATAGAATCCGATTTTGGTGGAGATTTTGCAGAATGGAAAAACCTACTCAATTCGGAATGTAAGGGTGAGTGGATATTTCAATTGGATGCAGATGAATATTTGGAGCCAGAATTGATTGTTAACTTGGAGGAAATACTTGATTCAAATGCAGATAAAGATATGATTGTTGTTCCTAGAATTAATATAGTAAATGGAATCACAGATGAACATATTCAAAAGTGGGGATGGAAAGTAAATGAGAATGGTTGGATAAATTTTCCTGATTACCAAACAAGAATATATAAAAATTCAGAGAAAATTGGATGGGCAAATAAAGTACATGAAAGAATTGTTGGATTTGAAAATTATAGTAATTTTCCTTCTTATGAAGTGTACTGTATAAAGCACGTATCC